GGAGATCACGTAAAGATGGGAAGGATGAGTCGATGGTCCGTATCACTGGCAGAAATGTCAGGTCCTGCATCACCCGATGGCATGATATGCTATCATGGTGGCGCAGAGGGTCCCTAATATCTATGGTCGCTGAAGTAGAACGAAATACGTTCTCCCAACGATGCCATTCACTCTTCTCTCATAACGGAATCCAATTTTTAATTCTCTACTTGAAAGGATGTTTGTTTATAATAAACTCCTTTCTAGGAGGTAAGAAATTATCTCCACATGAGATACCAGGTAAAGTTTTCATAAGATGTTGTAATGGTTTACCATGGATCCTTCCTTTATACGCCAGAAATGGCATAAGAAGTGGGAACCAACGTTTTATTCATATTTGGACATCAGTCACAAATATGTACAAGGGCTTCGAGGGTAAATATGACAAGATAGATATCTCGTCCATTATCCAAGAAGCTCCTGATTTCTCTTTTAACGAAACTTTCAAGGCCTTTACACAGTATATAAACACCGTGTTCTGGTACCTTTTAAAGAGTAGTTTTAGAGTTAACTTGTTGGTAGATTATACCATCAGTAAAATATTTACAACATCGAAGGCTGGTCCAGCACACCAAAGTAGTATGCTGGGGGCACCTAGGGATGCATCCGTCTGGTTTAAGACCTGTGCCGGACATGAGTCTGGCTATGAGTCAAATCTTATTAAAGAATGGCTTATGGAAACTGGGAATACAGCTATATGGAAGATTTTCCGTACAGCTGCTAAACGGTACGATCTCATGACTGACATCGTCGGTCAGGAGATTAATAAAGTACCGGATCCCAAATTTATTCCACACTCTATTCATAAGATTGGAAAGGATGGCAAAATGACTATCACTCCGGCGAAGCCGAAGATGGTCATAAATGCAGACCTTCTCCCAGTAATGGGATTGGGTCGTCTCCAGTCTCGTGAGAACGTCGTTCCCGCGATCCTAGGGCGTTTACATCCTATCTATGAACCAGCTGGAAAGATCCGAGTCGTGGCCATTGTAGATTACTGGACAAATTGTGTCCTCAAACCTCTCCATGATTGGATGTTTGATATTCTTAAAGTAATACCTACTGATGCTACTTTTGATCAGGAGGGAGCCCTAAAGCGTTTTTCGGCTAAAGGGTTCACTACATGTTGGTCAATTGACTTAACAGCTGCCACTGATACCATACCTATGAAACTCTACCTGAGTCTCTTAACTCCTATCCTTGGAACTAAATTAGTTTCGCTATGGTCCGAGTTACTGGTAGGTCGTAACTTTCTTCATCGGTTTGCCCCAAAGACAGAACGTCGTTTTGTCAAGGGGTCGGGCACATACGACCTTGTGAAGTATTCACGAGGTCAACCGATGGGTGCTTTGTCTTCATGGTCATCCATGGCCATGGTGCATCATGCACTTGTCCAATTCGCCGCTTTTTCGGTGAATGCGAAATTTAACACCTTAGCATC